CTGCCGCTTTTATCTTGGCGATTATCTGGTTTAAGGTCATAGGCTTTCAGTTTGATTTCGTTTTTCAATCGCCATTTATTCTTGTGGGAAGTCATAGTTAAAGAAGCAGTCATCGTCACCGGGTAAGTACATACCGCCAAAGAAAGCAGTTGACTTGGGACGGATGGTGTCAAAGTCAGAACCGGGGTTAAGATATAGGGGATATTTGTTGGGATAGGTGCGAAGGTAATCACGCAAACGCTCTCCGTAGTATTCAGCCTTGTCTCTGTATCTCTGCTCTATGTGGGTAAGGTCAGAGGGAGTGGCTGGAGTAGCGTTCTCAGATGAGCGAGAAGCAACACTCTTGTTCATGAACTTGAAAGTCAATGGAAGCATTGACTCCACCAAGGTGTAATACTTCAAACAAGGAGCGACATAAGAGTCAAGAAGGGTGGTGTTGTCAGCCGTCAAAGTACCTGCGTAGGCTTGTGTTTGCAACTCATTGTAAATTCCAGAGCCAACGATGTCACGGATGTAAATCTCTTGCGCCTCCTTGATGGAAGCCTTCAAGATTTTATCGTCAAGATTCTCGTTTAAAGGAGTGTTGTCCTTGAGATACGAGGTTGATATGAAATAGACAAAGTTGCTCATTTTCTTCTTACTACTTTTGAAATCCAAGCGTGACGGCAATAGGGAAGGTGAACGGCAGGAGATGAGCCTTTCACAGTCATCCAACCGCCTCTCCTTTGCCAAACATCGTAGCCCAAGATTGAGGACATTTTGTCAATGTCTTCTTTGGTGTATAGACGACCAAAATCAACCATTCTCCGACAGAAGTCACGAGTGGTAGGAATGACATCTGCACCGGGCATCGCTGGGTTCTTGGCGTACTCATAGCGAACCTCAATAGTGTCGCTGATGTTGTTGTCTTTAAGCAAGGTCAAACCTGCTGCCAATATGCCCCAACCGCCTCCGACATCTTCAATCATTCCGTCAGCAAATAGCATATCCAGTTCCTCTTGAATCACATCTGGGTCTTCGTCAATCAAATCAACCAAATCCTCAGCGTATAGTCCGGGGTTGTTTTGCAAAAGTTGAAGAATCATCAAACTCAAAGCAGAATCAAACTTCATCTTGACAAAATCAAACTTGTCGGCAGTTTCACCGAATGCTTCAAATACCTTGATGTCAGCATCATCATTCCATCCAAAAGGATTTTCAGAGGAAAACTGCAAAGGGTCAACAGACATTCCCAATTCTTGACGGGCTTCTTCCTTGCTGATGATGCCCTTCTCAAACAGATAAACATAGTCCAATCCAATAGGAGGATTGTTCTTGGTTTCCAGTTTTACGGGGCTTATATATTTGAAGATATGTGACAAACAAGAGTCAATCTGCTTTTGGCGAGGCTCTACATAGGAACTCTGGAAGGTTTCAAACGCTTCAACAAGTTCGTTTCTACCTCCCAATTGGCCTTCTGTCTTAACTCCAAACAACATAGGAGAGGTGACCTTGTGACCAACAAAAATCTCTTCTTGGACTTGGCGGTTCAATTCAACAAACAACTTGTCAAAGTCACTCGGTGCAAGGTTATTGATGACCGATGGGTTTTCGTTGGGTTCGTTGTATTGGATGATGACAGACCCAGCGTTGTCTGTGCCTTGGAAATTGTCCTTGAAACGCTTGGCCGTCTTCCGTGCTTCTTCGGGAGTTGGGATGCCTTTGAACAACTGAATCAATGTCTGAGCAGAGAAACCACTCTTGATAGAGTTCAGATGGAAGTTGGCAATCTCCGTGTCAATCTCAATGTACTTCAAAGCCCCTACATAGTCGGGAAGAGGGTACATATCTTGCCCAGCCCGGTAGAACTTGAAGTAATAGAGTTGTTTGTTCTCACGAGTGATAGGATTCCACTTGGGATAGTAGGTCAGTTCGGGTCGGTGAGAATCCCAGTTTTCGGAGTAGACAAAGTCCATCTCCAATCCCTTACGGACATTCTGAAAAGGCAAGTGGTAAATCTCAGCGATTGAGGTCTTGGCTTTGTTCCAAATTATCTCAAGAGCGAACCCATTGAATAACTCGCAGTCCTGAGCAATCTTTGTTTTAAGAGATTCAAAATCCTCGTAGGCATTGATTGAGTTCAGATAGTCCTGCGCTCTTGCTATGTCCTCAGTATTAGCACCAATTATCTCGGTCTTGTCACCTGAGAGATACGCTGCTTTTTGGGTTACGATTGCTGAGTGCTTGGGAGATTTGTTGAAAAGGTCTATCAACTCAAAGGGATACTTGTTGTTCTCCCCAAAAGTGATGAAGCCTTTGGTCTTGTTCTCCTTGAACTTTGGGAGCGATGACTCCACAAATGACACTCGTTGAAAATGGCCTTCCATCACTTATAAATAGCGGTTAGTCCTTTTTGGAAAATTTCTCCACCGAAGTGAAGCCCAAGCAAAGAATGGTCAACCACTCCACAGCAGAGACCAACTCAGCAGAAGGAGCGATTTCAAGAGGAGAAAAAGAGTTGGCCAACATAGTCCCAAACAGAACCAATGCACCCAACACTCCAACTACTCGCTTGGAAGAAACCTCATTGCCATCGCTGACAATCTTCTTCAAAAATTCAATTAGTTTTTTCATTCAATTTTTGCATATTATTGACTCGGATTGAGTCGGCTCGTTGTTCCTCTTTCAACTCATCGATTGACTCAGGAACGGGAACGGAGTAAACCTCACAGACCATCTCAAGCAATTCTACCTTCTTAGCCATTTCCTCGGCTTTTAAGACAGTTTCTTGGACTTCTTGTACCTTGTCCTCAGTCATCTGTTTTGCTTCGTCTATGGAGGCTCTGGTGACTTCTATGGTTTGTTGAGCGTGGTCTATGACCAAGTCGTATTTGGCATAGGGGTCAGAGTTCTCCAGACGAGGAGTTGCGGTTACGGCTAAGAGTGTCGTGAGGATGATGTATTTCATTGGATGACTCCTATTTTTTTGTATGTGTTAAGTTCAGAGCGAAGCGAAGCAGAGAGTGAATCTTGGGTTTTGAGCATCTTCGCCATCATATCCAACTTTGTTTCGCAACGAGTGAGCCTTGCTTCACAACCCGTGTTGACTTGCTTGTCTTGATTCTCCATTCGTAGGTAAAGAAAAACAACGGCAAAAATCATCAGATAGGTCAGAGCCTTTGATGGGTCTTTTGAAAACTCGGAAAAACTGACTGGAAGTTTCATATCTTAAAATAGCGGATTAGCGACCTTGACCACGATATTTCTTTTGTGGTGGGTTGTTCTTGGAATGCACCCCTTTACGCTTTGCCTTGGGTTTGGGTTTCCAAGTTAGGGTTTGTTTAGGCTTGGCCATCGGGGTCGGGTGTTGGAGTGTATTCTATGCGTTCAAGTTCGTTTAGTTGGTCGTGAATAGCCGTAAAATTAGGGTCATTCAATACTTGCAATCCTACTATATAGCGTCCGCTTCCGTCAAGTACAAATAGCAATTCACTTGATTTATAGCGATAGCCGTTTAGGGCGTTGTATTGTTCGGTGTTTGGGTGTAGGACTATCATAATGCGGTATAATAATTATCCCAAGCGGTGTAAAAATCGGAGTTTTCAGCAATCAATTCACCACCCATCCAAAACATTCTTGCACCATAACTTGCGTAAGCACCGCCTCCACGCAGAACAAACTGAGTCAAATTATCGATTGATTGTGAACTTGCACTTGCAGTGGTTATTGAATTGCCATAACTGAACGCCCCAGTAGTTGATGAATCTCTGTGGATGCCGACAAAATAAAAAGATGAAAAATCAGCAGTTGGTGAAAAGTTGTTATTACCTTGGTTTATTCGGTTGTTGCCTGAAGAGACTCCCCTGAGGCAATTTTTACCAGCAGAACTGTTCCCAGTAAGATAAGCAAAATCGATTGTATTAATTGTTTTAACCCCTCCAAAAGAGGCGTCATCAAGTGTATAATTTACCCCACTTGTGCTTGGATTAAAATTTGTGTCAATATATGCCGAAACGCCATCGCCAGTAAATCCGTCATTGCTTGTAAAAGTCGGGCTATTATACGCCGTGTAT